GTCAAGCTCTTCTAGTTCAATTGTTTTTGTTTTCTTTGTAACTTCTGGTTTCCACGATCCATTCTTGGTGACTGGACAGTATCCCAGGAAAACAGTTGACTTCGCCATTGAACCAGTATTGGTAAACTCAAATCCACCAGAACAGTTTAAAAACTCAACAAGTTCGTATAATTCTGTCTCTGCTATCCAGTGACAGTAACCATTCTCCACTACTGTGAAGTGATTATCATCAAGGCGATATTTCATATTTGAATATTTATTTTGTTTTATTTCTTCGGCAACTTCGCTTAGTATTCTTGCTATTTTGATTGTGTCTTCGTGCCGAAGTAAACAAGGAGTTCCCTTTGTCAAATTTACGTGGTCGTTAGAGTAGATCTTGTGTTTGATGAATCCGATCTCAAACATTACTTTTAAAACAATCATTGACGTTTCATTAGTGTAGTAAATGTCTCCAAAAACCTCAGTTGGGTCTAGACCCTTAAATATGTATTGACAAAGAGAACTCCTCATTTTTTTTAAATTCCCACTAATATAACTAGTGTGACTGTTTCATTTATCCGCATAGTAGGAAACTACGACTTTATGACCTTTAAACTTTGATGGTAGTACCTTGCGTAATGGCTCTGCATATTCCAGTAGAACCGTGTTTACGTTAATAACTCTGCCTCCATCATCCTTTTCAAGTCTGACATCATAGTCGTCAGTAATCTCGCTATACTTTTCTTTTATTTCTTCAATGATATCTGTTGACATTATTTACCTCCATCAATTTCATAAAAGTCCTCTGCTTTTCCTATCTTCTCATCAAACTTTAAAACAACTTCTTCTTCCAATAACTCAATAACTCTGTCATAAAACTTCTGGTCTTCCAGTTTTTCCAACCATCCTTTCTGTTGGAACTTCTCTTCTTTACCATCTTTATGAACCAGAGTATACCAAGCACCGCCTGTCTTTAAACTATCGGAACTTTTGATTGCTTCTAACCAACTCTCACGGTCTAGAATGTGTACATTGTCTCCACCCCAGATAATCTTGAAAGAGCATTGACGACCTTGCGATCCAAACCTGCTTTTCTCAATCTTTGCTTTAACTTCTGTACCAACCCTAAATCCGGCATCATCCATAATAAAACTTGCCTTACCCTTCCTGGCAGTTAACCAGATACGAAGTGAGTAAGAATACGCTAATGCTTTACCGCCAGGAGTAAAGTATGGAGTAGTCATTGCCTCTGCTGGACTTCTTGTGATGTTGGTTTTAAGTTGATTTAAAACTAACAACGTTGCTTTCTTGTTTGCGATTGGTTGAACCAACTTTGATAAACCCTTTGATAGAATACGAGGTTTAACTGCCATTGTTGATAGTGGATTGAAGTCACTCTCAATGTCACTGATAGATGGCGTTAGAGCAACGCTGTCCCATATAAAAAGCATCTGGCCATCGTTACTCGCCAAGAGACTCTCTATGGTTTCTAACACAAACTCTACTGATGTTGCCTGGACATACAGTAGGCTTTCCAGATCACACCCAGCGTTACTTAAAAACGATGGATCAATAGCGCTCTCGGAATCAAAATAAATGACATCAATACCTTGCTTCTGAGCGTTAGAGGCAGCTTGTGCTGCCATATAACTCTTACCAGTTGCTTCTAATCCGGCAATCTCAGAGACCTTCCCTACTGGAATACCTCCCCAGTTGCCACGGCGTATGATACCGTCCAACCATTTAGAACCGGTCTCAATCCACTGTTCAACCTCTGTTGGGTTTTCTTCTGTCAAATTGAATGCGACATCAGCACCTGCTGATTTATTTACGAGTTTTTTCATCTCGGAAATACTAAGTCTGCCTGTTGGCATAATATTTTTTGGTTTTCTTGACATATAATTCTCCTTAATAAAATAAGGGGGGATGCTACAAAAAGCAACATCCCCCCTCCGACCACTTGAAATTAAATTTAAAGAAGTTCTTTAAATGCTTTGTCGATAGAATCCTGCTGCTCAGTTGCTTTATACTTCAACTCACCGGCAGAATCATCAGTGGTTTCACCACTTAGGTAGGTATCAAGCATTCCCTGAACCTCTTGCGGGGTCTTCCTAGTAAAGATCTCAGTATAGTCAAATGTTTTATTTAACATTTCCAAAGAAAGATCTTTATCCTCAACCATTACTGTGGTCTTACGGCGGGGTTCAATGTCCGTTGAGGGAAACATTGCTCCTACTTTCTTACCATAGCGTAACACTAGGTCCGTTCCAGCATCAGGGTCAGTGATATCACCGTAGTCTGGATTTAGGACCAGCGCAAGAAGTTTCTCATAAACTGTCTTGCTATAACCCCATAGACGCACTCCTTTGTCTTCCTCTCCACGAACGATTACTGGTGAAAAGAAACGTTGCTTTGCCATAAGTTTTTTGGCAAGTTCACGACTTTCATCGGTTTTCTCGTTAAAGAGTTTCCTAACAAAACTATCCAGCGGACAATCTTCCCCAAAGTTACGCTTGGGGCTCATAAACGCTGGATTATCTCCCAGGTTGTAGTGGAACCAAAATTCACGGAAGGGATCGCCGTCAGCATCAGGGACAATACGAATTGTCTGTTCTCCATCTTGCGGTTTCCAGAATAGGTTCTTCTTATCTCCACCACGGTTTAGTAGTGCTTCTTGTTTTTTTCTCATCTTATTTAAATCAATAGCCATTTTTTCTCCTTTAAAATGTTAAAAGTTAGGTGATTTTCCTAACTCGCACGTATATCATAATATAATTTTGCTTATTTGTCAAGCCTATTTTTGTATAAAGTTGGTGTGTGCCATTAAATAAGCAAAGTTTTTCCCGTACTCATTCTGTTTGGCCTAAGCCTTGATAGTCATTCATCTATGATACTTGTCACCAAGCATCTTGAGCACTCTACCCGAAGACAACGCGAGCAGCGCCAATGCCTTCCTATTTGAGCTTGCTCCAAGTGGGGTTTACCAGGAAGATAGTCGAGAAGGCGCCCGTTCTCTCCTGGTTTGATCGGAGAATCGAGGGAAAGATGGGAGCGTGACACTGCTAAAGTCCGGCGCACTTCTTCTTCGCTGAGATCCAGCTCCTGAGAGAGTTCTTTAACCGTAGGATCTCTTCCGAGTTCTTGTAATAGTTCTGAACTTCGCCGACCAATACGATGGAGTGCACCAGCACGATTCAGAGGAATCCGAACGATCCGGCTCTGTTCCGCAAGCGTCTGAAGTATCGCCTGGCGTATCCACCATACGGCATAGCTAATGAACCTTGTTCCTTTGGTCTGATCAAATTTTTGAGCTGCTCGGATTAATCCCAAGTTGCCCTCGTTTATAAGATCTGGAAGCGGAACACCTTGGTTTTGGTACTTCTTTGCAACCGAGACGACAAATCGAAGATTTGAGCGAACTAGTTTATCAAGTCCATGCTTATCTCCGTCTTCGATGAGCTTTCCCAGTCGAACCTCTTCTTCGCGGTCGATAAGGGGGTAACGTCCGATCTCTTTGAAGTACTGGTCTAGTGATCCTTGGTCTAAGAATCCACGGTGGCTGGAGGCAGTCATCAATAACGCAGTTAGCTCGGAGACGGGACCAACTAACTCCCGCCGTTCAAAATATTCGATCGACAGGAAACTTGGCTTTGGTGAACAGAATCAGGCTTGATTGACTCGGACGCAACCGGGGTTCTTCCTAGGGTTACCTCGGACAAACATGAAAAGATTGAGTGCTAGTCCTCTCTCACAAGACCATACCTTTCAATCTTCTTGTAGAGGTTGGACCTGGGCATTTCAATACGGCGAGCAGTTTCAGCTACATTCCAATCATTCGTTCGAAGCTTGTTCAGAATGTAGGCGCGTTCAGCCTCTTCCTTGAAGGCACTGAAATTACCTAGCGCCAATAGTTCCCTTCCTGGATCGGCAGATCTTGCTCGTGAGATCGTGAGCGAATCAACATTATCAGGGGTAATTTCACTCCCATCAGAAAGGATCAGTAAGCGCTCTACAGTGTTGCGCAACTCGCGAACATTGCCAGGCCAAGTCAATGCCTTTAGCCGTTCCATAGCCGCATCCGAGAAGGCTCGGGGTATGCTTCCTTCACGAGCAGTCATTCCCTCGCTAAAGTGAGTCACTAGCATGGGAATATCTTCTCGGCGCTCACGCAAAGCTGGCACCTGGATCGGTACCACATTTAGTCGGTAAAACAGGTCTTCACGAAACCCTCCATCCTCAATTTCCTGCTCGAGGTCCTTGTTCGTCGCCGAGAGAACCCGAACATCGACTTCAATCGCTTCTGATCCTCCAATCCTGGTTAAGACCCCCTGCTCGAGTACCCGGAGTACTTTAGCCTGTGCATCGCGTGACATATCACCGATCTCATCAAGGAAAAGTGTACCTCCATTCGCTTGTTCGAACTTCCCCGCTCGATCAGCGAAAGCCCCAGTGAACGACCCCCTCAAGTGCCCGAACAATTCAGATTCAATTAACTCTGATGGAATCGCGGCACAATTAACTTCAATGAATACGGTATCAGATCTTGATGAAAGTCGGTGAATCGCACGAGCGACAAGTTCTTTGCCCGTGCCATTCTCGCCAGAGATCAATACTCGAGCATCCGTTCCCGCTACCTTCTCAACCCGCTCAAGAACGCGGCGGATCGGTAGTGAATTACCCACAATCTCATAGCGACTCTCAACCTGACTCCGGAGTTCCGCCATGCTTTCTGTAAGACCCTTCAACTCCAATGCTCGACGAAAAGTGACGAGAAGGCGATCCGTATCCAAAGGCTTCTGCAAGAAGTCATACGCACCCCTTCTGGTTGCCTCTAGTGCGGTATCAATAGTCCCATGACCTGAAATCATGATTACCAGAGACCCCGGACTTTCATCCCCAAGCCTAGCGAGCACTTCCAGTCCATTCATCCCTGGCATCTTCACATCCAAGAACACCAAGTCTGGCTGGAATGCGTTAGCAACTATAAGAGCATCCGGACCATCTTCTGCTACACGGACTTCCTGTCCCTCATACTCAAAGACTTGTGCAAGGGCGTCACGAATCCCCTTCTCATCATCGACGATCAGCACGCGGGCCATCTAGTCATCCCCATCTCTAGCATGTTCTTCTCTCTCAGGACTAGCGAATAGAAAGAGACTATCCGAACGGATGAATACCGACTCTATAACATCCGGTTTGGGTATCAATAGAGCATTCCGAGACAGGGCTCTTCGTCCTTCTCTTCCGAAGGCTGTCAAAATCGGAGGTATCAAGCTCGCGGGTATCGGAATCTTGGCCATCCAGAGTCTGTTGACGGTTAGAGCAAAGTGACCTTGATCTAGTGGAGCGATTATACCCTGCATTTCAACCGATATGGTATCCGGCAGAAGTCCGATGATCTCGTCTAATTTGGGGAGCCCTGGAAACTCCTCTGCAACTACAAGTGCAGACAATCGGACTAGTTCTTCTTCAAATTCTACCCTCAACTCTAGCAGGCCCGGAGGAATGATCCCCGGCACAGCATAGCGGGCAATCGATGATACCTCGAGGCTACCTAACACAAGCTTGGTACCTAATTCACCCCAACGCAGCTTCTCAAAACGATCCATCGTGAG